GCCGGCGGCATTGGTAGTCGTGTCGGCAAAAAATAAAAAAATAATGTTATCAAGGAGGATAATATTTTGAAAGTAAGAAAAGCTATAATTCCGGCAGCGGGGCTCGGCACAAGAGTGCTTCCCGCATCAAAAGCAATCCCCAAGGAAATGTTAAATATTGTTGATAAGCCGGCTATTCAGTATATAGTTGATTATTGGACTTGCATAGCTTGAGAACAGATAGTAATAACAATTAAAAGATATATGATTATGGCAACATCAGTAATTAAACAGAGAACAATAGAAAAGTTCATCATGTCAGAATTTGCACAAGGTAACTTAGATACACAAGAACAAGTAGCCTGTATGATTATCTTGATTCAGAAGAAGCTGAATATGTCAGTAGAACAGGCTGGTGACTTCGTAAGAAAGGCAATAGGTATTAACGCTTAAATACATACGATTATGAAAGCAGATTTAGTTTTAGTTATCAGCCCAGAAACATCACTGATGAAACAATTGGGCAAAGTATTAGGCAAGTTATGTTCTATGTGTGATTTTTCTACCATAGAAAGAGGCGAAAAGTATGTCACGATACAACATGATGAAACCGGGCTTGTAGTGGCTTATACGAGTGAAGAACGGTTGAATGTGAAACATTAAATAAGATTGATTATGAACTCAATAAACAAAAACGGTTGCAGCGTATGTCAACCCGGTAAAGAGAATTACACTACCTACAACACCAGGTTGAGAGGTAAAAGAGTGAGAATGTACCAGTATGACTATCGTACTGAAAGTGGTGAACTATTTTCTTGTTGTGCGCCTACCTTAGAGGCATGCAGAGAAAGACGGGATAAATGGCTCAATTCGCAACAATAAGTCGATTGTTGCGTATAGCGGTTGAAGATGTTTCGTTATCTTTGGTTGTGGTAGTACCTTTGGGATACTATCGCGGGGTGTAGCAGTGGTAGCTTTTCACTTTGACTTGGTGAAGGTCGGTTGTTCGATTCAGCCCCCCGCAACTATGAGTATTAATTTAAATTTGACACGATTATGAACATTCTTACATTAAGCATCAAACAGAAGTATTTCGATGAAATCTTAGCAGGCAAGAAAACCCACGAATACCGCGAAATCAGACCAACAAACGCTAAGAAATATATCACTTATCTCTGTGGCGGTAAAGAATATCCGGCTGATGCAGAACTACCCGAAGAAGGTGAAGTAGAATTAAAGCCTATCAAGTACGATGCAATCAAGCTTCTGACAGGTGCATATACGGGCAAGCGTCCTTACATCATTATAGAGGTAAAGAACGCAGAAGCAGTAATTCTCACAGATGAAAATGGTAACGATATTGTTTATGAGTATCAAGGTGAAGAATATCTCGCAGCTCAAATAGATTATACTTTGGGCAAGATATTAGAGAAACATATAGATTGATTTGTTTAACTTTTAAAATTAGAAAGCAGAGTCGCAAGAAGAATTAACAGAGTAGCCGGGCCTCGCAGAAATATGAACGGTGCAGGGGCTGGAGGTCGATTGGTCGCCAATCGTAGAGGTACTGCAAGTACTACGCAGTTAGGTTCACGTAGGCAGCGTTACGCTGATTTGCGTGTTTCAATGGGATTAAACGGTGGCTAACCTATGAACAAGGTAGAACAAGCGAATCGATATATAGACCTCATTCGCGTAAAATCGAATGAGGCTTTGCTGTTTTTATCATTAGGTAAAGATTCGCTTGTTCTACTTGATTTGCTCTATCCGAAGTTTGACAGACTTGTTTGCGTGTTCATGTACTTCGTCAAAGACTTGGAGCACATCAACCGTTGGATAAACTGGACTAAAGCTAAATATCCGAATATTGAGTTTATCCAAGTGCCACACTGGAACTTGACATATATTCTTCGTGGCGGTATGTATTGTGTTCCAAATCCGAAAGTGAAATTGTTGAAGTTGGCTGATGTCGTAAAGGCTATGCAGTTCAAATACGGTATCTATTATACGTTTTTGGGCATGAAGAAAGCGGACGGAATGAACCGCAACTTAATGCTGAAAGGGTATGAGGCAAACGGTTATGAAAATAACGGTTTGTGCTATCCGCTCGCCGATTTTAGTCAGAAGGACATTCTTGCTTACATGAAGCAACATAACTTACCCAAGCCTGTCCGATATTCATTGAAAGCCAGCTCAGGTGTTGGATTTAACCTTGATTGTATGCTTTGGATGGAGAAAAATTACCCACAGGATTTGCAGAGAATTTACAAAACTTTCCCAATGGCCGAAAGGGTGCTTTGGGAGTATCATAATAAACAAAAATAATAGGAGGATTGCCGAGTTAGAAGAACAAAAACGAGAGCACAAATATATGCTCAATCAGATAGATTGAGCGAAGCAAATTGGAGAAGAAAAAATACATGGAGTAGCAGTGCCGCAAGCAGGCGCGCAAAACAATCTCGTGATAATCTTATAGCAAGAGCCGAAAGGAATACTCTTCGACAGAGAGGTTTCGGTCTAAGTAATGGCTAATATGGAATTATCAAAATACATAAAGAGTGAATCGGTGGAACTTAACCGCTCTGCCATTCACTTTGCAGACTATAATCCCCGGAAACTTTCCAATGAATCACGTAAGACACTGAAACGTGGTATCAAGAAATTCGGATTGGTGGGTGGAATAGTTGTGAATAAACGTACTGGTCTTACAGTAGTCAGCGGGCATCAGCGTTTGTCCGTCATGGACGAATTGCAGAAGTTTCCCGATAATGACTACTATATCCGTGTCGATGTCATAGACGTGAACGAGCAGCAGGAAAAGGAATTAAATATTTTAATGAACAACCCTAATGCACAAGGTACATGGGATTTTGACGCTCTTGCTCGTATTGTTCCTGATATTGACTGGAAAGACGCTGGTTTGACTGATGCTGACTTGAATATGATTGGTGTCGACTATCTTTTGCAGACCGAAGAGGAAAATTCTATTGCGGATGCTTTGTCTGATATGATGGCTTCAGTTGCCGAACAGAAAGAAGCCGATAAAGCTGCCAAACAGTTGGAACGTGCCGAAAAGGTCGCCCACATGAAAGAGGTCAAGCAACAGGTTAAGGAGAAAGCACAGAGGCAAGCCGAGAATATGGATGCTTATGTAATGCTTTCCTTTGATACCTATGAAGCAAAAGCAGCTTTCTGTGAACGTTTCGGCTATGAGCCGGACATGAAGTTCATAAAGGGAGAAGTGTTCGATGAACAAGTGGAACGGGTAGATTGATATGAGCAATAGTGAATCTCAAAACAGAAAAGGTAAGGGAGGGAGAA